ACACTAGCACGAATCTAGGGTACGGGCTGTCCTGCTGCTCACTATCATAGATAGAGAACGCGAGGGTCCACTTAGGAGCAGGTCCGGCGTACTGGAGGCCAGGCTGGTTCTTATCGGCTAGGTATCCTCCCTCCACAGCGAATCTCATTTTCCCTGCGATAGGCATAGCCATGACACCTAAGCGGTGCGTATGGCCCTGGTGGACACTACAGCCGAGTTCGTGGGCCACTTTCAGAGCATGGGCCGCAGGGAACTTAGAGCTGCCCTTGAACTCATCTCCGTGCAGAATCCGTACTTTCTGTCCCTGTCCACACGGCACCATCACCTTCTTACGTCCCGCATTCTCCACCCAGTCTATCCCTAGATCGTCTAGTCCTATTGTCTTAGGGTACGTGAGCCCCGACATACGTAATGCGGGCGCCCTCCCTTGGATGTAGGTGTTCCAGCGTCTCTCGTGATTTCCGGAGATGTAGGTAATCTTAGCCTTGGGCGCGGCGTCGCGGATGGCCTGGAGCAGCTTCCGGACTCCCCTTAACTCCTTGTCCAGCAGGTCTTCCCAGCGCGGGTCCTTGCGGTGGGTCGTCAGCGCGTGGAGGTCGGCAATGTCGCCAGCCAGGACGATGTGCCCTGGCTTCTCTCGGCGGATGGTGTCCAGTAGCTTCTTCTCTCCCTTGCGGGACTGGAAGGGCGCGTGGATGTCGTGGGCTACGATTGTCTTCAAGACACGGCCCGAAGGAGGCTCAGAATCAGGAGGCTTACCCCTCCCCAGAACTTTTTCGGATGCGTCTTAGCGAGTAGAGTGATGCGATTAAGCATAGGAGCATTATAGTGCTCGGCCTAGTCCCCGTCAACCATGTCCCTAGTTCTGGTGCGTAGCGCTCGGAGTTTCGCTGGCCACTGGTGCGGTGGCGGCATGAACAGGAACGCGGCCAGGGCTATCGCGCCCCAGAACAGGATGCGCTTCAGGAGAGCCGAGAAACTGCTGTTCTGATCCTGGAGCTGCTGCTGGAGCTTGATGATGGCCAGCGGGTCGTTGATGTCTACCGCATGGCTAGGCTCTGGCGTTAGGGCCTCCTCGACCTGCTCGCCTCCGACATGTCCCAGCACAGCTCCGACAGCAGCGCCAGGAGGACCGCCAATAGCAGCGCCGCCAGCGCCGCCCACCGCAGCACCCATCGGAGGGAACATAGCACAGCACGGGAGAAAGACGAATAAAAGAGTAAGATGTCTTAATCTCATGGCTTGTTCTGGAGCGTAGCGATATCCACGTCGTTGCTGTGGATAGCCTCCCGCAGCTCCTCCATAGTCTCGACGAACTGGCGGTGCTCCTCGCTCCGGCGCGCGTCGTTGGCTACCCACAGGTAAGCCAGGAGGCCCATGAGGACATAGCTGGTCACGTTGAGGACCTGGGATTTCGTGATCTGGGTTTGTTCGATTTGGCTCATAGGGTTATCTATCGGCGCCGCGCACGTTCTCGTACTTCTCGCGCATAATAAGGTTCAGACGACGCATCTCGGCACTGAGGGCTTCTCGGTACTCGGGGTCTTTCGTCTCGCGCATCTTGGTTCGTAGCTCCCCAATCTGGTTCCGGTAACGTCCTAGAATGACGTTCCGCATGTGCTTGGGGCGGGAATGCTTCGTTCCCAACAGAACAGAATCCGCGAGCTGGGTCATAAGGGTCTTCTCGCCGAGGGGGTCATCCTCGGCAAAGGCGAGGCGCGTGATCCAGAAGGCGTTTGCGGCTTCCTCCAGGAAGTGCGTGTTTCCGATACCGAAGGCGCTACCTATCATTCGTGCTGGAGTACCGAACTCGAACGGAATATCGGTCTGCCCCGAGTAGCGCTCCTCTCGCGCCACGGCATGTCCTCGGCCCGTAACCAGTTCCGAAGCTACATCCCCAGTGTTGAGCATGACCTCGCCTACCGCCTCCAGCATCTTCACTGCCTCGAGGTTAGGGTTAATCCGGGTCGCGTCCAGGCCCAGAGACGACCCCGGAATACGCATGACCAGGCGACCGTTCTCCTCGGTTCCTACGCCCGAGGTCGTGGATGCCTTCATGAACGTGCTCATGCGCGCCAGTGCCGACGGGTCCTCGGCCATGTGCTTGGCCGCGAAGGGGAGGTAGTGCCTGGGGAAGGTGTAGTAAAGGACACCGCGCTTGAACATACGCTCTGTCGGCGTGATCTGTGCATAGTCCACGGTAGCCCTCTTCGCGTTCCGGACAGCGTGCTCGAGCGAGACACCTTCCCGTAGCTGTGCGAAGGTGACACCCAGGCGAGCGAATGCCTCGGACGCTTCCGCCCCAGTTCCGATGGCCTGGTTGATGACGCCGGAGCTGTCCCCTAGCTTGGCCGAGAGCAGCTTCCGGTCCATGACACCAGCACGGAGACGGAACAGGGCCTCGGTCGTGGAAGAACTGCCGCGAAGCCCGTCGTTGATGAAGGTGCTGAAGAGGCCCTCGCGCGCCATGACATCGAGCAGTTCGCCGATGTTGTGATCTTGTCCACCAGCCCTGAACACCAGGTCTTCGGGCTGGAGGCCGAACTTGGCTAGGACTTCTGCGTCTGGTGTGCCCTCGATGCCTTCGCGGCCTGCGCGACGAATGACGCGAAGGAACTCCATGGTTGGGATACCCTTCACGCGCTTCCTGATAACACCGGTAAGGCCGTCGGTGCCCGATAGGTGTAGCGCCATCTTATCGTAGACAGCGGCCAGCTTAGGATCGCCGTGCATGAATCGGGCCGCATCGTACATGCCCGCCGTGGACGACATAGGAGACACGCCCAGCGCCCGTGCCTGGAAGTAGGCACCTGCCGCGTTCGTGATATGGAAGGCGGGACGGAACACGGTCTGCCAGGACTTCACGAAGAACGAGAAGTTGTCCGTCATGGCCGCGAGTTCTGAGCTGTGTTCCCACTGCTTCTGGGTAGCGGAGAACATACCGCCTACAGTGCCTTGATTCCCGAAGATGACGTGCTGGCCCTGGAGGTTATCCAGGTCTGCTCGTCCCACGGTACTCATCATCGAGTTAGGATCGAAGGCCCCGCGCGCAGCTCTGAGCGAGAAGGCCTGCGGGACGGTGAGGTCTTCGGAGACTTTAGCCAGAACATTCGGGTCATGGGTCTCGACGAGTCCGCGCATAGTTCCGGGGGCGTCCAGAGGCAGAAGAACAGAGCCCTGGCCGACGGAGGTGGTCGGGACGATGCGCTCGGTTCCGTCGTCGGCGCGGATAACTAGAGCCGAGAAGGTTGTGTCCGCCTGCTTATCTGCGATCTCGAGTGTAGTTTCAACCCCCTCCTCGGTGCGGCGAACAGTCTTGCCAGCCGTTGCGCCCGGAGCAGCGTGAGGACCTGCGCCCTTGATGACGCGGACAACACGCCCCGAGATAATCTCGCCCGCCTCTTCCGCAGATTTGAGCATGACTTCAGCACTCTCGGCTACGGCATACCGAGTCTCGGCCTGCGCCAGTCGGGACGTAATGATGTTCGAGGGGCTTATCTCGAACTTGCCCATGCGTAGACCTTCCTTCTCCGCAGCCTTGGCGATGGTCTTTGCCAGCTTCTCGGCATCAGCATTGCCCGAGGTCTGGAGGACGTGATACAGATTGTTCAGGTCCTCGATAGGGAGCGCGTCCAGGTTACGGGCGAATCCGGACGAGAGCTGGGGCATCGCGCTCTGGAGCACCTTCCGAACCTCGTCGCGCCCGAGTCCTGCCGCGATAGCCTTCACTCCTTCTCGGCTAATGATACGGCCCACGTAGGCGATGGGCGAGGAGCTGGAGATTAGCTTGTGCTCGACGGCCTCGTTCAGGATTGTGCGACGGTACTTGTCCACCATCCCTCGGTAGTTCGTGGCCCCTGCAGCATCGAGCATATCGTCGATAGGCTTCAGGAACTGGCGGGAGGCCTCGATAGCGGCCTGCTCCAGGTCTTCGAGGAGGGCCGGAGTGACCAGCTTAGTACGCTTCAGTTCGTCGGCGCCGTGCAGGAGCCGTGCGATAGCGCCTGCTGTTCCTTCTAGACCTTCCGCGATAGGGCCGTGCGGCGTGACAGTCTCCTGGAAGATGTCAAGAGGCTTGCGCGGGTCAGTGATAAGAGTCTCGATAGACGGGTGGGCTCTCGGCATTTTCGCCTCCTTCCCTGCGGCCCGGAGCTCGAGCAGTGACTCGATCTGGTGTACGTCCGTGCGTTCGGCCACGGACAGGGATTTCATGTCCTCGACAACGAACTTCGTATCCGAGAGCTTCGCCACATCGTGGAAATGCTCCAGCTCCTCGGCGGGGATACGGATACGGGGAGGCTTGTCGAATGGTTTGGCCAGGGGTGCCCTCTTAGGGGCACGGGTGAGCATCTTAATACCTCCGGCCTTCCGTGCGCGCCGGAGGTTATGCATCATGTCGTCGGTGGTGAGTCCGTACTTACGGCGCATCCTGTCCAGGACCTCATCCTTGCGGATGGCCTGTCCGACTTCCGTCTTAGTCATAGGACGGCTGGACTGTTTCTTCAGTCGCCTCAGAACAGTCTGGAGCTGGCTATCGCTCAGGTTGCCTAAGTGTACGGCCTTACCCTTCGAGCCTACGCGAACGACGTGCTGGTTCTGAGCAGCACCGCCGAGCTTCGGAGGCTCGCCTACGACACGGACTTTCGCCAGCTCTTCGTACTTGGCAGTCAGTCTAGTCCCGTCTCCGAGAGATTTCGCCAGTTCTTTGTACGGTTTCGCCAGGGCCTGTAGGTCTGGGCGGCTGTCCGCGAACATGACGAGACGCTCGGCCATGTTTACCATGCGGAGGCCAAGGTTCGTACGGGCCTGGGCGAAGCCTGTTACGTTGTCGTCAAGACCTACGAGCCGCGAGGTTTCCATCAGCTCGTCGGCTAGGACATCGACCTGGGAGCGCATAAGCATGAAGGCCTCGAAATCCTCCGCGCTCATGGTCATCAGCTTGGCGTCTGCAACGGCGGTTTCCTGAAGGAGCTTGCCAACGCCCTCGATAGACTCGGTGGCGCGGGCCACGAGCTGGCGGGCCTTCTTGTCTCCGGCGACCAGGGATTCCATATGGGCCTCGGACGAGAAGATTTTCCGGCGCATGTCCGCCATCTTCTCCCCGAACTTGAAGCCTGACAGGTGTCCGAACTCGCCTCGTAGTTCTGCGGCCTTAGTAGTCGCGGATACCGAGACAGCCTGCCCTTGTAACGATGCGACCCCTGCCTCGTGACGGGCGATGAGGTCCTGGAGGTCGACATCCGCCAGGTCATCGGCCTTGTCGATTCCGAGAATCCTCTTCGCGTCCGTGGCCATAGTCTCCATTTCTTCCGCAGAGCGCGGACGCTTGCCTAGTACAATACGGACAAGGGCTCTATCGGGGTCGATGCCTCGGTCTAGGGCCTTACGGTAGCGGGCAGCGACACTGTGGGGATCTAGTTTATCCGTCAGCCTCCGGTACATGGCGATACCTGTAGGACTCAGCTCCTTATCGAGCAGGTCTTCTGTCTTCGCCGCAAGTCGCTCACCCGCTACGGCGAGGGAACTCATGCCCGAGGCTTTGGCGCCTTTCGAGATGGCGCTAAGGTTATCTACGGCATTCGAGACGACAGGGATTTTGGACAGGCCCTTGCCCATGGCCGTAACTGCCGCAGACGCGCGAGTCTTATTCCCGATAAGCGAAATCCAGTTCGAGTGGTCCTGCGTCCGGTAGAGGGCCTTCCCTGCCATGTTGAAGAAGGGGGCACTGAGACGGAGTTCGCGGTCGCGGCTCAGTTTCACCGCATCGTCGAGGCCCATAGGTCCGATGTGCGAACCGAGGGCGCCTTCGTCCCCTAGTTCCTTTACGGCACGGTTCAGTTTTTTACGTGCAGCGCGAGGTACACGCCCCTGGAGGGCACCTTCCAGGGCCTCGCGTACTGCGGGCAGCGCTGGGTTAGGGCCCAGCTTAGAGAGGGCCTTGCGCCCCGCGTTAGTCTTGGCCGCCTTCTGCAATGCGCGACCGCCTCGCCCCAGAGCAGTGGCGCCACCTCCCAGGTAGGTGAGAGGGTCAGTGCCGATACCAACACCGAGCTGGGCCCAGAAGCTGTCGGGGTCCATGGAGGTGCCGAGTAACTTGTTCGTGCGCTCGACCATCTCGGGCATACTGACATCGTGCCGGTCCTCGTCCCATAGGCCGAGGATAGGGACTAGCGCCTGGTCTAAGATGCCCTCCTCGGAGAACAGGTCCACGTTCGGGTCCTGGGCAACGCGGAGCAGTCGCATGAAGATCTGCTGAGGGCCTCCGAAGGTCGAGTTAATGAACCGCTCGAAGCTGTTGGTGGCGTAACGCTGGGAGGACCTGGCCTTCTGGGCGTGTGCGAAAGCGGTAGCTGATTGGGAGATAGCCATTACCTTCTAGTTCCCATCTCCAGCATAATAGATAGGGCTACCATGTCCAAAGAACTCCTCCTATTCACTTCTCGAGCGCCTACGTTTCCAGCTTTTCGGTATCGTCCCACATTGAGATCGCCACTTCTTTCGCGCAGTGTGTCTACTGAGTCGAGGTAGGTATCTAGAACGTGCTTGGCCATGTCAATGTCACCTTGAGTTATAGGCATATCGGGTGCACTGGAGTCTTTAAGGAGAAGGGGCATGGCGTCATACACTAGCTCCATAACCGCATCCTCGCGTCGGTATGCGTCCTCGATAGCAGCTATTTCAGCAAGTTTCGCTTCGTACACTGTGGATGGTACAGGCAGAGCATCAGGGTTCAGAGGGTCAGTCACAGGCCCAACCATGGTGTCTAGTCTCAATCCTAGAGTCTCGTAATCCAGAGAGGCAACGTGCCCTAGAACTTCGGTCATCGTGTCCCCAATCCTGTCGCGCATGACTAGCGTATCCCGCCGGTACTGTGCTGCATGTAGATTTCCTCGCCTACGGATCTCCTCGAGGTCGTCCGTCCTCTCTACCGACAGGCCTCCGACAGCTTGTACGGCAGTATCCTGTTGTTCTCTGGTGGGGTTCCACCACGAGGCCACCTGTTCGTTGAAGTGGTCTCTTCCCGCCCAGTCGTCGAAAGGCCGTTGACGGCGGTGATGTGAGACATCCTCGTTCCAGTTCTCGAATCTCTCAACATAGGCACCCACAATATAGTTCGCCGCGAAACTAAGTACCTCGGAGTTCGCGTCTCCTATAGTCTCCCTGAATGCGGCAGGGGAGAGGACATTGTTCTCTACAACCTCCTTTGCCCGTGCCTCAACAGCAGGTCTGACTTCGTTAAGGAGAGGCGAGGTAGCCCCTGCACCAGTAGTCAGGATTTGCCGTAACTTGAGGACATCTTGCCCATCCATAGTATGGAGATTCTGAATGAAGTGTCCGAAAGGAGACGGTACTGACTGCGAGAGCTGCCAGCCGGTCCCGTCGGGGGTACGTTCCAGTGCGACGAACTCGGAGAGATCTTCAGGAACACCGTTAGGGAACAAGAGATGGCCCCCAGGCATCTCAGCAAGACTGGTCCGTAGACTTTCCACGGCGGGCTCCAGGATGTTAACCTCCGCAGTTGCTCGCGACAGCTCCTGGATAAGGGGCTCGGGGTTCTGGCGGGACAGCTCGGCGGCGAGTCCTGGGTTCGTGTGCGCTAGGGCTGTCCAGGAACTGGCGCTTTCTTCTCCGGTTAGTAGGTCACGCAGACGGCGGGCTTCAGGACTAAGCTCTACGTTGGAGGGAAGGCTACGGAAGTGGGAGAGCAGTGACTCTCCCCTATCCTTCATGTTCGTGTACACACCATCTCTTTGGATACTGTCACGTAACATAACTGGGGCGCTGGGATCGTGCGCGGCCTTGATGGCCTCCTCCAGGTTCCCTTGTTCTGCTTTCGCTGCCCACTTATCGGTAGCTAGGCGGTTTGCCCCGTTCTCTACGTTAGACAGCTCTGCCCTCAGTAGCCTGCGCTGTAGTTCGGCAAAGTCCTCGGAAATATTACCAGCGGCCTCTAGCGAGTCGATACGCTCAGTAGCGGCCTGGTACTCGTCCTGGATCTGCTCTAATCCTCTAGCAGTAGGGGCCTGATTGAACTCGACTACCGAGAGCGCGAAGGCTTCCGACTCGTTGTTGGCAGTGCCTATCGCTTGTTTTTCGGCACGTTCCTTCGCGTACTGGTTCCCGATCCGCTCCTGTAGGTCCACGAGAGACTCGTCCTCGACGAGCGAAAGTCCGAGCTGGCGGGCCTCCTTCTGGGCCGCTGCCAGGTTTTTCTCGGCTGACTGGGACTCGGAGAGTTCGCGTATGTGGGCTCGCTCACTCTGGGCCATCCAGGTGTTCAGGTCCTTAGCGTCCATCGCAACCAACGAGTCGAACGTCTTCTGGTCCGGAACCATCTTCTTGTCGATGTTACCGGTCTTCAGAGCATTCGAGAGGAGTACAGCATTCGCCTTAGAGCCCTCGATGCTCCGACGACGCTTCGCCAGCTCATCGACGAAACGCCCCAGATTATCGCGCCCCGTGATCTGGTCGGTGGCGCCAAGCCCGAAGGCCGTGCCCAGGTTCGCCAGTGCTTCGAGTCCTCCGCCCCCAGTGCTGGGGGACGGTTGCTCGAACTCGTCGGGTTCTTTGTTGTCTGCCATAGTATCAGGAGGATGGGTAGGCTGCGCGGAAGTCGGACGCGAACTTACCTGCGTCGAGGCCCAGGAAATCTAGGGCCTTACCAGCGTGCGAGGAGACGAAGGGGTCCTCCTTGAACAGTTCCGAGAACAGTCCCGAGAGAGCTTCCTTATCCTCGCCCGAGAGCTGCCCGAGCGCGGAACTGAAGCCTCCAAGACCTCCGGCAATCGCGGTGCTCGGCCCTGTGCCCGCGCTGATGCCAGCAATCTGCGACGCGGCCGAGGTTCTGATGTTCGCCGCAGAACGGGCGCCCTCAGTCCTGATAGCACCAGACTCGCGCAGGAGCTGGGCACGGAGGCTAAGGTTCTGGCGCGCACGTTCGACCCGCGCCTGCTCGGCCGCACCTAAGCCCCTACTGGTAAGGAGGTTAAGAAGAACCTCACCAGCGCGACGGCGCCCGGTCGTGGCCCCAGACTGGAGGTTGGCGCGCACGCTCTCGGCCTCGGCCTGTTGGCGTAGGCCCTGCGAGAGAGCATCGCGCATGAGCGGGCTCCGCAGATCCATGGACGCAACATCCGCCATCCGCTCGAGCGGAGCTGCGGCACCTGCGGCGGTGTCGAGGACTAGACCTGCTTGCGATTCGGAAGTTTCGCGGAGGGCCTTACGCGCCTGTTTCGCCTCCTCCTTAGCTCGGTTCCGGGCACGACGCTCGGAGCGTGCGGACAAAATACTAGAACCTACCCCGAAGGCAAGCTGTGCACCTGCGAAAAAAGGATCAGACATTAGAGTACGATCTCCAGAATAGAGACGGAAGCCGCCTCGGGTTTACGGTTACGGACGGCAGCACGCTGGAATCGCCCAGTTGCCGTCATGCCTTGACGCCCCGCGAAGTCGTCCCAGGTCGAGAGGGAAGACCTGTCGCCAGGGGTCGTTGCTGCATCGTGGGCACTCTCCCACGCGCTGCCCGTTAGAACCTCGGCCTCTAGGTGGCGCGAGGTAACTTTCGCCCCTACGTCGAGGGGTCCCGTGTCGAGCAGTAATCCGGTCTGGCCCACGCCCAAGTATACCGTGGCGGAGCCCGTAAGTCCAGCGAGGTCTCCGGAGCCGAAGGTGAGCGTAGTGCCCGAAGTGATGTCGCCCACAGTATTTACGACGGCCTCGGTCCCGGCGCTGTCCACGACGAGGCAACGGGTCTGGGCCGCGATAGTGCTGGCTGCAACGCCGGTGATGGTGTCGCCCGAGACAGTGCCCGTGAGGGTCAGCGTCTGATCCGGCACATCGTCGCCATAGACCGACGCCTCCTTGCTCCATGTCCTGGTGAAGTTGACCCAGGCCCCTGCGCCGTCGTCCAGGTCGCCCACGTCGCGCGCGGCCCGCTCCTCGACGCTCCAGGTCTTCGTGGGGAAGTGGTAGCGGAGCACGTCGCCAGTGCTGGTGTCGATGACGAAGAGGGAGGACAGCGCTGCGGAAGAGGCGAGGCGGCAGTTGTCCTTGTCCGGGAGGAGGTCCTGGACAGGGAGCCCGAAGTCGGCCTGCTCGCCATCGACCACGGCCCAGAGCTTCCCGTTGAAGGTGAAGGCCATGCCGGAGTAGGCCGCGATACACTGGGCATTCGAGGCGCCGATGATTTGGCCGAGGGAGCGGACATCTGGCACATCAGGGGAGCCGCCGACCAACACGCCCCAGTTCCGGCCGCAGACAAGGACCTGGCCCTGCCCGAAGCGGTCCTGCACCTCGATAGCCGCCGTGGCCTGGCCCACGCCCTCCTCCGAGGGGATGCGGAACCGGTCGTTCTCGGGGTAGGATTCCCAGCCCGCCGAGCCCGCGACCGAGGGCCAGATTTGGCTCTTGTCGTCGAGAAGGGCCAGGCGCCCGTTCCAGGGGAAGGCGCTGAGGATGTTCTCGGGCACGGAGCCAGCCGTCTCGTCGATGGCCAGCCCCAGCGCCTCCGAGGGGGTGTTGTCCGTATGGAAGGACGTACCTACCGGCACGAAGGCGAGACTCCGTAGTTCTAGTCCCCGCGCGATCTCCAGTGCAGTCTGCACGTCCTCGTCCACGTCGGCGTCCACGGGCGCAACTTCCGTGGTGCGGCTCAGTTGCCAGCCCACGATGTCAGGGTGCGGCGCCTCAGGGAACACGACCACAGGGGCAGGGTCGGCGCCCGAGTCCTGGGCGGCGCGCTCGTCGATGATTTCGGCGTTCCCGTCGGCAGAGGCATCGCCCTCGGAGCCGTAGTTCTCGAGCACCGAGCCCACCAGGTCATCGGGCTGGAACTTGTAGTAGTGCAGGAGGTTCGTAGTCCCGCCCGTGTACTCGTTCTCGGAGACGCGGCCGGTCAGGTAGTCGAAGTCCGTACCATCGTCCAGATCTGGGCCCTTACCATCGTCCCACATCCGGAACTCGGACACGTTGACGCGCTCGTCCAGGGTGCTGGAGCCGTCCGCATGACCGCCAATATGAATCCAGCCCGCAGGCCAGGAGCCGATGCCCATGCTCGTGCCGCCGAAGCCATCGTCGAAGATGACGCTACCATTGACGGCCATGTTCTCGATGGTCAGGTTCCGGGCCGAGCCTGCGCCCGCGTTCACCGTCACGTCGAAGGCTACCCAGTTGAAGCTGTCCAGGTCTGGCATGATGACACCAGCATTCGCCAGCTCGTCGCGGGTCTTGACGTACTTCGCGTCCGAGCTCTGGGCGTCCCAGATGCGCTCGGTGATGTTGAAGGAGCCCTCGGTGCCTCCGCGCAGAGTCAGCGTACCGTCGCCCAGCGCAGAGTAGTAGAGCACGATGGCAGCACTATCGAGCGCAGTTCCGTCGGTATCTAGGACTAGGATAGGATGTTGCTTTGCCAGGAGGTTGTTATCGTCCTGGGTGAAGTTCTCGACGGTATCGCCCGTGGTTCCGTCAGATCTGGCGTACCAGGGGAGCCCCAGTACGGCATCGTAACGCGCATCGTCCGAGTCGGTCTCATCCTCGAAGATAGGCGCGAAGTCGGCGTAGATGTCAGACTCTAGCGACTCGCCCGCGAAGGCCGCGAACCGCTCCTCCGAGTTGTGGCGGAAGGTGCTGAAGCTCAGTGCGTCCTGCCAGGCCCTGTAGTGCCAATGGACGGCAGTGCTGGGTGCGCCATCGACGATGCTCATGGAGTTGTCGTAGGCAGGGGTCGTGAGGACGGTATCAATGGCGGTGTGGTCCACATCCCCTGCCGCAGTCAGGAGCGGGACACGGATACCAGGTCGCCCAGTGCTACCCCAGACGAGGGTGCGCGTCGCACTGTAGGGCGTCCAGCCCTGGAAGTAGTTGGTGTCGTCGTAGTTGGCGCGGGTGTCCGCGTTGCCCGGCCCGTAGGTGGCGTGGGCCGTGGTGTAGCCGGTCATGGTATTCCCGTTGCCTACCATGTCGAGCCAGGTGTCCGTAGTCCTGTTATGGACCTGGACCTGGAGCGCGGCGCCCCTCCGCGTGAACTGGATGTTATAGTCCTCGCCATCGGCCCAGAACCCTGAGCCATCGTTGGAGAACGTGAGCATGTAGTAGTTCGTGCTCAGGTTCTTAATGCCGCCACCGTAGGCACCGTCCAGGCGCTGGCGCGAGAGACAGACGACGAGGCGAGGGTTCGCGCTCGAGCCGTAATCACTAGCGTCCGGATGGTTGTGGCCCTCGCTCACGAAGGCCGCGAAGTCTGCGTTCGTGCCTGCGCGGTTACTTCCGCCCGTAGGCGAGGCCTTCTGGATGCCCACGATCCCGAAAGCGTTCCAGCCGTTGGTCTTGGACACGGGCGTCTTGTACCGGAACGCGCACTGTAGCGTCCAGTTGGAGGTGAGGTCGAGGGAGAGGGCCGTCTGGTTGCTCTGCCAGAACTGGTGCGCGGAAGACGAGTTCGCCTCCGAGCGGGCGCCTCGCATCCAGATCGTCTCCTTGAAGTTGTCCTCGTCCCAGTCGGGCAGACGGAAGTGCTGCTCGAAGACGTGGTTCTCGCCCACGGTGAGCGGCCCCGAGTTAGAGGCCTCGAAGCGGTCGGCCGCAGCGCTGAGGCGCCCTGTCTGGCCGTAAGTCTCGCCCAGCTCCGAGTCCGAGTCGCCGCCCGTGACGCTGGTCGAGCCGAGGATAACCTTCTGGCCTCCGGTCGCGTCTACGGGGTCTAGGCGCATGACCGGGCCCTTTGTCCCGTTGTAGGAGACAGCCTGATACCCGTACGCTACGCAGCCGTCCAGGACTCCTGGCCCGATGGCCTTGGTGCTGACGACAGCGCTGGGAGCAGGGAGCCCCAGAGTTCTGGCGCGCGACTTCTCCGAGTCCAGGACATGGACCTTCGACGAGCTGGTGAGGAAGGTGAGCGGGCCAATCTTTGAGCTGACAGGCCCATCCTCGATGCGCGCCGCAAGCGAGGTCTGGTAGCCGGAGGGGCCCGAGCCGGACACAGCGACTCCACCAGCGATGCTGCGCCAGGGCTCGTCCGCGATAGGGCCGGGGGCATACACGGGCTCACCGTCCAGGGTCGCGTTCGTGATCGTGAACCCCGGAATGTTGTTGAGCGAGGCGTCGGCGCTGGAGCCTGACGCGAAATCGTAGTAGAAGGAGGCCAGGCCCTTCTCGACCTGGCGCCGCGTCTCGAAGGGGTAGAGCGCGATAGAGTCGAGGGTGCCGGTGAAGGCCCCAGTGCTGGGGGCCTCGCTCGCGCCGATGTAGCAGTCAGGGACTCGGCTGAAGTCCAGGTAGGGCGGGAACATCTCCGTGCCCGAGTTCGAGACAGCCTCGTCGCCGCCCGGTGCGCTAATCTCCAGGAAGCGCGAGTCTCCGTTCCGGCCTGCGGCAATGACGAAGGTCTGGTTCCCGAGCAGGTTCGTGGTCGAGGAGCTGAGGGTGACGCCGTTCGTGGTGAAGTCTACGGAGCCGTCGCTCTGGATCTGCACCGTGCAGAAGTCCCCGTAGTCGATGAGGGTCTGGGCGCCTGAGACATCGGTGCCACGGTCGCCCTCGATGACCACCGACCAGGCATCCTCGGCCGTAGAGCTGAGGGCAGTCTGGAAGTAGCGGTCCAGGACGGACGTGTGCCGGACGAAGAAGGCGCCCGTGTGCCCGCCGAAGTGCATGTGGTCAGAGTCCTGGGCTGGCCGTCCGGGGTTGGAGCGGAGGGTCAGGACGCCCGAGTCGGCCATCTGCACCGAGGGCGACATGGCGGAACCGTCGAGGCGCCAGGACGTATCGAGGGCTTCGCGGATGCCCAGAACTGTGGAGGCGTCCGAGACGTAGGACTCGGAGTAGCCCACGTTGGCGATGACGGGGTACTTCCCCTCGGCTTTCGTGATAGACGTGTCAGGGTCGCCCAGGATGTAGAGGGTCTTCGCGCTGACGAAGGTGCCCAGAGTGCTGGTGTCCACGGTAGTCGTCGTGGTCCCGTCGTAGAGCGTGAGGGTCGTGCCCGTGAGCCGGAGCACATAGTCGGCCTTGGACTCGGGCACTACGGTCGTGGCGGACTCGAGCTTGGAGGCGCTGCCCTCGGCACTGAGGACAATCTGGTAGCCGTTCGCCGCGCTGCGTTTGAGATAGACCTTGTAGTAGTCCGTGTCGCCCGAGTGGAGCTTCAGGATAGGGTAGTGGCCCTCGGCCTTGGCAATGTCGCCATGGTCTAGGCTGAAGCCCACCGTGAAGCCGGAGCCCGTCGCCACGGTGCTCTCGGCGCTGAGATAGCCCTGGCCGGGCATTATAATGCCAAGCGCCGAGCCGTACTCTGCCTGGCGCTCGCTTCCGGTACGTCGTCGCACCTCTCCCAGAGGCATGTCCGGATTGACCTCGCGCCTGTTCAGGAGCGGGGACTTTCCGGTGCGGTCTAGGGGCAGGCCGTCGAAGCGGAGGCGATCAGGCAAGGGAGCGGAGGGCTGTGGTTAGAAGGACTACGGGGAAGACGGTGAAGATGATGGTCAGGGCTCGGCGGTAGATGCGGAACATTAGCGTGGTGTAGCCTTGATGAGCCAGCTCCAGGAGGAGTGGTTCATATTCGTGGGGCCTCCTACAGATTTTATCGTCACGTAGATAACGTCGCCAGCGTCTACGTCCTGGTTCTGGTCAACGCTGAGAGCCTTCGCTGTCATGGAGACAAGCTCGTCGCCGTTGCTTGTCCAGGGCGAGGAGCCTAGAACTGTGGCGTCGCCAGCGTTCTTGACCTCGCTTGTCCAGTAGTTCGAGCCATCGGAGCCGGACGAGGCCGTGGTGCTGACGAGGTAGCACTCGTTGATGGTGCAGTCCACGGTGGCATAGAGAACTGCGATAGGGAACTCGGTATTGTAGGTCGAAGCCGCGCGCGAGAAGGTGAAGTTGACGGGAGCCTGGAGAGCCTGCGCGACACGGAAGTCCGCGCTCCAGGCTACGGCCTCGGGGCTCATCGCGGCCTCGTCCGAGCTGGAGCCTACCTCCATGGTGCTCTGGAGCGGGATAGGGTTCACCTGCGCGTAGATACCGGCCAGCGCCGAGTTGCCCAGGTCTACATCATTGTCGGGCATCGTCAGGGTGCGGGTCGTGCCGGTGCTGATGCCGTCCACCTCGATGGCCAGTTTCTTGGTGTCGTCGCCCGAGCCCACGATCCGGAACACGTCGTCGGGGTACTCGCCGATGGAGCCGTTGCCCGATACGGTGCCGTCATTGTCCCAGGGCTCCTGCTCGGGCTGGCCCTGGTCGTAGTTGTCGAGGAAGGCGCCACGCGCACACTCGAAGGATTCCCAGGCCTTGACCAGCTTGCACTCGGACGCAGGGTAGGCCGCTACGTAGTCGGAGCGCGTGATGTACTGGATGGTCACGTAGGCCGTGTCTCCGTTCGTGCCCGTAGTCTCGATGTAGAGGCCCCTGTGGTAGTAGCAGGGCGCATGGTCGAGCGTGATAGGGTTGTTCGTGTCTACGGCCTCCAGGTCGATGTCGCCCTCCTCCCTGTCAGGATCTTCCGTGCTGAATACCTTGGCCGCGAAGAGGTTAGAGGAACTGGTCGCTGGCACGACGGTCATGGTCAGGCGGTAGGCCGAACCCTCGTACAAGTAGTAGCGCTTGTTCGCCTCTACGAGCTTCGTCCGCGTCCGGATTAGGTCCGGATGCGTGCCTATTACGCTATCGGCCCCGAACAGCGCCATCGGTGGCCTGGTGTTTGAGGTCTGCGGTCTCGGCCCTGTCGCGGAGGGCCAGTCCTGCCATGTCGAGCGCCCCGCTCCAGGTCAGGTAGAGCTGGAGGGCAAGCGCGAGAACAGGCTCGAGCGCAGTATAGGGGAGGTCAATGTCCGCGTCCTCGGCATTGGCGCGCTCCTGGAGCACCACAAGGCGGGCGGTCGTGGCTGGCGCCGGGTAGAGCGCGACGTAGCTCTTGTCCTGGTCCGCGCTCCAGCGCTGGTTAAAGAGGACAGGATCGCCGCCGGACTCGAAGGGCGCGAGGGCGTCCACGGTCGTAAGGGCCCCCAGCTCGTAGCCGTCCACGAGACGCACGGCCAGGACTTGGCCCTCATGGGGCAGCTCTAGGGCGCGGCGGGTGACGGTGACGGAGCCCGAGAGTGCGTCGGGGTGCGGGATGCCGATATCCAGGTCGGAGCCGGAGACGGCCCGGATAAGGAACTTGGTCGAGCCTACGACCAGGATGTCCTGCGGAAATACGCCGGTGGTGTCGTCCAGCGTGACGGTCGCAGTTCCGGCGACGTGGGCCGTGATGGTGGCGCTCAGGTCCCCGCGAACCTGGCCAACGAAAGACTCCGCCAGGCCGGGGAGCCCGTCGGAGAAGGTGCGCGCGACGGCGCCGTTCAGTGCCTCGTCGAGGCGATTGTCCTCCGTGGTCGTGGTCGAGACGAGGCCGAGGCGCGTCTTGAGCGCGGTGCGGAGGGTTGCGAGTGTAGCCATGGTGGGGTACAGAGGGCCAGGACAATCCCGGCCCCCTGAATATCATACCTACTAGAGAGTGATTCCCTCGAACTGACCGAAGGAACGACGGCCGTGCTCGAGGCTCCAGCCACTCTTCATCTCGAGACGCTTGAACCAGTTGGTGCTGGTCGCGACCGGCCAGGAGCCGGGGTACGTCTTGATGAAGCCCATCGAGGGGATGTCCTGGGCCGCGCCTCCGGTGAAGAGGCCCTGCATCACGACATCGAAGCGGAGGGAGTTGTAGTTCATGAACACGATAGGATACTCGGCAGTAGCGCCCGCGCTGAAGTCCCAGCGTACATCCTTAGTGTCCAGCTTACGGTGACGGTGCACAGCGATGTCGCCCAGAGGGACGGAACGCTGATACCCAGCACCCATATTAGCGGCGAGCGGGGTCGGGAGAGCCGCGTCATCGCGCAGGAGCTCGATGATCTGCTCGTAGACAGAATCACCAGTCCAGATGTGGGTCGGACGCTCACGACCACCGTAGTCGAGGTCGCGTGCGAAGGAGTCAAGCTCTGCGATCAGGGCGGAGCCGTTCGCGGTACCGGAACCAACGCCCGGAGCCCACTTGGCCGCATCGTCAACCGAAAGACCTGCGAAAGTCTCGTCGGACTTGTCGATAGAGCCCGAGACGCCCGACTTTTCGGTGCCGGAGGTCAGGAGGCCCAGGAGCGACATGCCGTGGTAGTCGGTGCTGTCGTAGTCGGTGTCGCCAGCGAAACAGGCGTTAGCCTCGGGGTTGGCACCGTCGAAGGTGTCGTTACCGAGAAGGAAGCGCGATTCCAGGATATCGGCGGTTTCGATGCCGTTACCCTCGAACAGAGCCTTCATGTAGTTCTGCTGGTCGCCTTCCGGGATGGTTGGGACGTAGGGGACGTTCTGGGTCCAGACCGCCTTCGAGAAGCGGAGCTGGGCCAGGATTTCCTTGGTCGCGGTGGTCAGGGTCGCACCGGCACCGAAGTTGTCCATGTTGTGACCGACACGAGTGCCGCCACCGGACTGGTGCATGAAGTGCTCGACACGCTCTTCGGTGTCGCGGACCTGCATGATTCGACCTGCGCGAGACAGGGAATCGAGAAACTGGGTATCGCCATCGCTGAAGAGCTGGATCAGGTTGGCGGAAACGTCGTCAGACGCTACCGTAGCCAGGGTGTCGAGGCTACGGTTGTAACTGGTAGGGAGAGCCATGGGCTTATTTTTGGTTTGGGGTTGTGCTTAAATGCTCACGACCCTCCCCTGCACGCCTTAGCCCTAGTTCATAGGGGCGCCGCCTGCATCCTCGGCCTGCTTCAAGCGAGCCTCGAAGGAGGCGCTTGGCGTACGGCCGTAGGTTCTGGCGTCTTCCGCTTGCTTCGAGGCGGGCCCTTCCTGGAACTGCTGGACGGGCACGCTGTCCACACTATCGGCTTCGGCTTGTCGCTGTTCGCGGGAGACACCAGCGGCTCGGATGAGCATGGCAACACCTTCCTCAGTCAGGAGCGCTTTCTTGTCCACGAAGCCGAGAGAGGCCTCGACTTTCTGGTAAGCGTCCGTGCCTGGAACGATGCCCTCGGAAGCAAGGCGCTGATGGAACTGTGCGTTGGCGTCAGCCTCGGCCTTCCATGTTGCGCGTTCCTTCTCGAGTTCTTCCTTGAACTGCCCAGGGGTCATGTACTCGCCTTTCTGGGTCTTCTGACTCAGAGCAGCGCTTACCTGATCCTCGACAATGCGACGGATATCGGGGTCTAGATCGTTAAGAGAGCGTTTGGTCTTGTGCTCTTCGCGACCCGCTTCACGTACTGCGTCGGCTACCGAGGGTGTCGGCTCCGGCGCGGGAGTTTCCTGGGGCGCAGGCGTGGCACCGTCCTGCGGGGCGGGGTCGGCAGGCGTACCTGCTTCTTCCTGTGGCTTTGTTTCGTCCATGTCTGGCTCCTTCAGTGAATGGGGCTACCCTGGGGCTCCCCGGTACTTTTCCGGCTACCTGCTGTGCATTATAGTGCCTCCTGGTGCGGAGGTCAAGGCCGTAGGGCACTATATTTCCCTGCGGCTACGAGTTCACGCCGACCTCGGCCCTAGCGGCCTCGATGGCGCGGGACTTGGCCTCGCCCGTCAGGAACTCCTGGGTCTCGTAGTTGATGTCGTGCTTCTCGCAGATCCGCATGGCGTCCTTCTCGGAGCTGGCCCAGAGGTCTGGGTGCCCGGACGGGAGCCCCAGGACTCGGCGCCCGTGAGGGGTCTTGGAGCGGTTCCTGGACATGTAGGCGTAGGTCGTGTAGTCTGACCGGTTCTCGGCCCATTTCTGGTACCACTCGCCCTCGGTATAGCTAGAGTCACATACGCGACAGTCGAACAAGCCTGTGGACTTGTTACGGGAAAGGCAGCGGTCAACGCCGCACTCGGCGCAGCCTGTGATGATGGCTTGGAGCATTAGTAGTGGATCTCAATCATGATATCCACAGTCTCGCCCGTTGACGCAAAGTTCTCGATCTGGAGACCGAAGAGCGTCGGGACGATGGAGCTGTACCCCGCTTCCGGACTGGCCTTCGTCAGGTCCGCGTCCTGGGCAAGCGTGCCCTTCACGAGCTGGGAGGTGGTCGTGTTCCCGTCCACGGGGTCCACGACTACGAGGCTAACGTCTCCGGCCGTGATAGCGCCAGAGCCGTCGTAATCGTAGGGGAACCAGACCACGTACTTCGCGCCCGGAGGAGCTACGATGCCCGAGATGAATCCGTTAGCCGAATGACCGTCCGACTTGTAGCGCATGAGATTTCCGCGCAGGGTTTTGACGGCTGTAGAGGCCGTAACCCACTCGCCATCCTTCTGAAACTCTAGTGCCATAGCTTATTGTCCTCTGACTGCTTGGGGGGTGGGAAGCGGTAGTCCTCCGGCCATTAGACCTGCGGCTACCTGATTGTCGATGCCGCCCTGTGCCGAGACCCCAGGAACAGGGGCCTGGGGGTCGGCCTGCTGGGCCTGGGCCTGGAGGCGCTGGGCGATGCGTTGGTGCTTGACGATGGCCTCCTCGAGGAGTACCTGGTCTGCCCTGTCGTCGTTGACGCCGATGTCCGTGTACGTCTGGATGTACGAGGTATGGTTGTCGGACTCCAGGACTGGGATGGCCTCGCCGGTATGGAGAGCCCTGATGTAGCGCTCGAGAGGTCCGCGCGCGTCGGGGTAGATGTCCATGAACTGGTCGATGTCCTTCCAGCCCAGGGCCTTTAGGATTCGGCGCCGCGACTCGTCCACCATGCGGAGGGCGGAAGGGCTCTGGAAGTTGGCCGCGTCGTTGACGAGCATGGTGTGCGCCGTCATCAGGGCCTCGAGCGTGTCGGAGCGGCTCTGGTTCTCGAGGGCGCTGGCGTCCAGGCGAATGGCCATCGGCGCGTTGGGCACCGGGATGTCTACGTGCTGGGTTTCCGATACAACTACCGTGGTAGTTTCGCCCAGGAGTGCGCGCTGGCGGAATATGAACATCTGGCCCATCGCCTTGAGCGTCCGCGCAATGACACGGAGCCTGTCCCGTCGCCTGTCCCCCGCAGCCTGGAATAGACCTGCGGCCTCGGTCGCGCTCTTCTCCGGATTGGTAGAAGTGCCACGGTCGAGCGGTCCTACGCCTGTCACGTCATCGTAGAGAGAAAGGAGAATGTTAAGGGTGGCGATGTACTGCGAGAGGGCCGTATTCCGCTCGACCGGGCGCATAGTCGCGTTGACGCCGCGTGGGTTCTCGGCTCCAGCGTCCTGGCTATCGACCTCGATGTAGATGTCCTCGCCTGGTTGGGCGCGGATGATCTTGTCGATTTGCTCCTTCTTGATGGCCTCCCGCTCGTAGAGGTTGATGCGGTTCGTAGTCTCCAGCTCGTGGAGAATCTGGTCGAGAGTCCGGATGATGGAGCGATAGACCGGAATCCAGGATGCGACCTCTGGCGGGGCGAAGGCCTCGCCTGGTGCTGGGTCGAGGGCACGGTCGATGTAGAGTTCTGGGGTCTCTACTTCCGAGGTCACGACGAGCGTGCCCAGGATGGGAGTCTTCCGCTTCCTAGGGTAGAGCCCGTCCTCGGGCGAGACGAAGTAGGAGACGGGCACCTTCGGCGCGTCGCTGTACTCTACGCCCAGGTCGAAGTCCCCGTGGAAGACCTCGGTAATCGTGACTGTCTCCCAGGCCTTTCGCTCGAGTTCGTTCTCGATGTAGTCCTGGAGGATGTCAGGGGCCGAGCCCGCCTGGACAGTGTACGTGTGCCAGGAGAAGCGGTTATGGTGAGGCTCGTAGCCACAGACCTCAGAGTCGAGGATGTCCCAGCTCTGGACCGCGCCGAGGATGGGCCCCTTGCCCTGGCGGAAGCGTGCGCGGACGCCGTAGTAGCTCTGGGTCGGGAGCAGCGCCGCGATTTTCTCGATGGCGTGATCCATGCCGGACGTGGCCGCTACCGAGTCTAGGATGGTCTGCTGGTTCTCGACATGGCCGACAGCCTCGCCGACCATAGGCTCTGGGCGCCAGGACGGGGTGCCCAGGGGCGTAATCTGGACAATGATCTGACGGAGCCGCGACAGGAAGATGTTCGCCGCCGTGTCCGAGCGCCGGGTCACGCTGACCAGCTTCGTCGGGTGCGGGTGGTGGGTGCTCAGACCTCCGGGCGGCAGCTTCTCGTAGTCGGGCCGGTGCCGTGTAATCGAGAGCATCCCCGTATACAGCTCGCCGATGTCCTTCTGATAGGACGTGACCTCGGCGCGCGAGGCCGTCATGGCCCGCTGAACTGCATCGTTCAGGACCTGCCTCGCCTCGTCGGTCAGGGCGTAGATCTTCGGGCGCCGTGCGGCCACTTGGCTACAGGGCCTGCTTCAGGTAGCGGACGGCGTTACGGAGGGCAGGGATAGTCCTGCCGATAGGCGCTTGGTACTTGCCTTCAGCGTTGGCGAGCTTGAGCCGCTCTAGGATGTCGCAAAGGACAGCGTAGTCCTCGGCGAGCTGGGAGGTCTGGGGGGCCGTCGGCTCGGGCGCCTCGGAGGTCAGGGGGGAGTCTTCCGGTAGCATGGTGAGTGCATTATAGTGCCATCCGCCCCGATGTCAAAGGATTAGAGGGAAATATAATGCCCTACCGAAACTACTCGTCGAAGAAGTCGAAGTCAGCGTCCGGCAGGTTGGCCGAGGGACCTGTGGCCCAGTCCTCGTTCGCCTTCGCCCCATTCTCGAACGGGAGCTGGCCGCGCCTCGACAGGTGGGAGCCCAGGAGCGCCAGAGCTGCGGGCAGGTCGTCGGAGGAGGACATAGGGAACTCGATGAGGCGCTTGATGAGCTTGTCGCGGCCCTCGAAGCGCGCGGGGAACTGGATGATGCCCTTCCGGAGCGCTGTCGGGACGCCCTTGAGGCGCGTGGCCAGGTTCTTCTGCGGGATGCGCTGTGTCCGGACGCGAACGCCCTCGAGGCGACCGCGCTCGATGAGCCAGGGCTTGATGGTGCCGCTGAAGACCACGTTCTCGATCCAGATGGAGCGCAGGTTCGGGAAGCGGTCCTTCTCGATGAGGTGCTCGATGTGCTGGATGAGCGAGTCCACGTTGCCACGGATTTCGGCGGCATAGTGCGGAATGAATACGTTATGGTCTGGTGGCAGCGTAGCGATGCCCAGGACTGCGGCGGGCACGACGCGGACGACGAGGACTCCGTTCAGGTCGGCCGAGTAGCCCTCGGTCACGGCCACGGGGTCCACGAGCATAATGTCGTAGCCCTCGGGCAGATTTTCGCCACTGAGCTGGCCTGCCGTTGCCTGCACGAACATGTCGTCCTCGAACAGGGCATCCTCGCCCGCGACGGGGCGGCACTCGTACTGCATGGCGAAGAACGACTTCGGGTTGTTCGCCTGGATGGCGTAGATCTCCTCGGCCGTCAGGAAGGAGGAGCAGAGCGGGTAGGAGCCGCCAGGTCCTGGGCCCTTTCCGTCCTTCTCGCCCGTGGCCTCGTTCGCGCCGTCCCAGACCCCGTAGCGGTACTGCGACCACTCGGGCGCCTCGGACAGGTACGCGGAAACGTCCGAGAAGGCCCAGGGCGTGCCGATATGCTTCACCGGGCTGTTCTTCTCGTACATGATGGGTACGAGCTGGTGGATGAAGTCGATGACCTGCTGGCGGCGCATCTCGGTGTTCGAGTTCTGCTCGTTCGCCGGGTCGTCGATGGAGGCGTGCGTGGGGTGGTTGCCCGCCAGGTTCATGCCGGGGGAGGCCGTCATGAAGCAGGGCTCTCGGCCCTGGCCCGCACGTCCGATAATATTGAACTTGTCGCACGGCCCCGAGACCTGGCCCTGGTGGAAGCGGGGGAAGGCCCACGGGAATAAGTCACGCATCGGTACGTAATATCCCTCGAACAGCTCGATGTCGCCACCCATCCGGTCGCGCATCTCGCCCAGGAGCTTCTTGCCCAGGTCTAGGGTAGACGAGCCCACCAGGATGCGCGAGTCCGGGCGCGTAATCTTGGTGTGGATGTTACAGATTAGCTCGACCGTGGACTTGGCGTGGCCACGGGAGCAGACGGTCGAGGTCTTCGGCTGCGAGTTCCGGTGCTCGAGCATCTCCTCGTGGAAGGCGCCGAACTGCTTGCGTCCGTCAGGGGTGCCCTTGTAGCCGAGGGCTCGGCCCAGTTCTAGGGGATCGGCGAAGAGGTCCTTGATGCGCTGCGCGAAGCGATCGGGGTCGAGGGCCCCTACCCCCACTCTTCGTCCTCCTCCTCGGCAGTGATGGCGTCGGAGAAGACCTGGCCAATCCACTCGGGGATGTGCTGGGAGAGGCCCATGAGCGGAAAGTAGGAGCCGCTCATTCTCCAGAATAAAGAGTTTTCGGTCTCTTTTTCGTTTTTGTAGAGGACGAGGATAACGTCGTCGTGGCGCGCGATCAGCTCGTCTACTAGGGCATCGGTCGTGACGTAGGTGAGCGGATGCGGAATATGGTCGGAAGGCTTCTTGCTGGATGGCGCCATGGAGAGTGTAGTATAGTGCCCGCCAGTGTTCGGGTCAAGCTC